CTAAAGGAAGTGCAGTTTTAGGTCTTACTATTGGAGTTTCGCTATAACTATAGTCAAAACCACCACGGAATCTAGATGCCTGAGTTCCTGTCGGATCAATTCCTTTTGTTGGTGTTTTTGCAAATCTACCTCTAGTTCTTGCAAGTCTGTCACCACCAAAACTAGAACCTAATGCTCTTTGAAAGAAATAACCTCTTCCTACACCCGCTTCATCTAGAGATGTTCCTTCTGCCTCCGCTTTAGCTTCAGCATACCTACGTTCCTTTGCAGCAAGATCCGAGGATTTTTTAATCCTTCTTCCAATACCCTTAGCGATATCGCTAAGGATACTAGATTCTCCTCGTGCATCTTGATATGATAGGTATCCGTGTGCCATTATTGTCGTTTAGCAGCTGCTTCTTGTTCTTTCTTAAGTTTGTCAAGATATTGAAGCAACAGACTTGTATAAACCTGCCGCTCCCATGGCATCATATTCTCAATTTCACTCAAGCTATATTTATGGTGCTGCATGAGAGCGAAGTTAGTTTTATAGTACCCCTCCAGTGTATTATGGAAGAGTGCTATCCGAAAAAACTTGCTAGACCAGTAATGACATATTCAGATGGAACTCCAGTATTTGGGTTTTGAACCGTAAACTTGTGTTCTAATCTTGGACTCTCTTCAAAGAATTTTTGAACTAGTTCAAATTGCTTATTTGTTAATCCTTCAATAAATTCAATAAATTCTTTTTTGGATGTCGTAGAACTGTCATATACGTCTTCGCCATCAAAAATCTGATCGATGCAATTTGCAATAATATCAACAACTTCCTCAGTATCAGGAGATTTACCGATAATCGATCCAGTAATAAATTCTGACCAAGATGGATATTTCATGATTATTCCCATAGTGTCAGTTAACATAATTTTGGGATCAGATGACTCTGGTCGGAAAACTTCAACTTCTGTAAGATTCAGTCTATATGTTACTTTTGTCTCATTGTCATCTTTACAGATAACTTGCATATCTACAATTTCGCCAACAGAAACTGCACGAATCTGAAGGAAAATATATTCCAAATCGAAGAAAGGAAGATCTTCGATTTTGATACGCGATTGAATACAGTTTTTTAGTAATTGCTTTACAGCATCTTCAATCGCTTTTTCTTCATTTGCCTCCATTGCCAAAAGAAGCAATTTTTCTTCTTTTACGACAAATGGGCGATATTTAATTTTTTTGCCATTAGATGGAATTTCCAACTCATAAGTTGGAAGAGCAACCTGTGGTAATGCCATTATGTTTAGACCAGATCATATGTATATTTAGCGCGACTTTTAGAACCAAAAATTAGCGGAAAAAATTTTCCCAGTTTTATGGAATCGAAAAGTTGATTTTGTTATGCAATATCAGATAAAACTCGATTGCCTTCGCCACCACCAGTTGTTCCACTGTATGGTCTGTATAAATCTAAAAGACCAGTCTGTTTCTGTGCGAGTTTAAGTTCCTCATCAGTAATACCAGAAACAACCTGATACTTCATTCTTTCTAGTTGTTCTTCAGTGTAAGCAGCGTTAACATCACCCTTCACTGCAGTAATATCTTTATTAATAGTATAGTGTCTATTGTATGATAATTGTACTGTTAGTTGAGTAATTTGACTTGCACCAAATTGCAATGGAACAGCATCAATTGCATATGGGTATACATTTTCCAAAACATATGTTATTGGATCTCTCTGCACTGGACTGTTAGGACCAGTTTCTGTTTTTTGAATCAACATAGTAGCATTATAAGTATCTTTGTATGAAAGTCTAATAGGTCTCTGTTCTTTGTTACTGCCAACGGAAGTACCAGGAGATTCATTAAAGATGGCATCATGCCAACCGTTAAAGAATTTCAAAAGATTTAAGTTTGCATCCAGAGCAAATCCCAACTGAACTTCAGTGAAGACCCTAGCAACTGGATATTTAATTTGACCCATACCTTGATACATTCCAGTATGAGATCCCTCTAAGGTATTGATGTTAGGAAGTTGTGCTTCTTGGCAATAAAATTCTAATAATTTATTGAGATCATCGTCAGCTCCAATTCCTGTTTTAGGAACGATGGAAACTATAAAGTTATTACTGAATGACATGCCTCCACGGCGAGTCATGTCAGAAAGAAAACGATTGATAGACACACTAAATACCTATGTTGGTCCAACTATATTTATGGCGTACTCTGGATTCTACAAACCTAGAAATCCTCAGAAGTACCGTGGCAACCCATTGAACATCGTTTATAGATCGTTATGGGAACGAAAGTTCATGGTGTTCTGTGACAATAATCCAAACATTATACAATGGGGAAGCGAAGAGGTAATTATTCCTTATCGTGCTCCTGATGGCAAAGTGAGACGTTACTTTCCAGACTTTTACATTAAAGTAAAAGAAAAGAGTGGTAAGTTAACAAAATATATTATTGAAATCAAACCCAAAAAACAAACACAACCACCGAATGACAAAAATAAAAAGACTGCCGCATATCGTAATGCTGCTCTGACATACGCAAAGAACCAATCAAAGTGGTCCGCTGCGCGTGAGTATTGTGAAGACAGGCAGATGAACTTCTTAATACTCACCGAAGATCACTTAGGAGTCTAACAATGGCAACAGGATTCGCCTCAATCCAGCGCAATGCTGTAAACAAAGATCCAGGATATAAAACACTCTTTGAAAGAGTAAGTGCTGCTACTAAAGGAGAAAAGAAATCTCTCAGTTGGTATAGATCAGCAGTAAAAGCAGAAGCAAGCAGATACAAAAAGAACTTTTCAAAATATATCAAAGACGAAAAGAAAGATAGTGCTGGTGATACCAAAGAACAAGACTTGAATCAACTGCGTAAGTATACTGTAGCAGGTAAGTTATTCATGTTCGAGTACAAGGCAAAAATGAGATGGTTGCCTTACTATGACAGATTTCCTCTAGTATATGTTTTAAAATCAAATCGCAATGAGTTTTGGGGTGTTAACTTACACTACCTCTCACCAAAGAAGAGAATTATTGCAACAAAGAAACTCCTGCAAGGAAGAGTTGACTTTCCTAAGGCATGTTTCCATAAATATCTACACGCTCATGTTAATGATGGATTATATATTGATCTTGCTTCTGTGGAATGGGACACTGCTATCCTAATTCCAACGGAAGATTTTGTCAAAGATCTCAATGGTATAGTTTTCCCCGTTGATAAACAACTTGTCTGGGAAGATGTTGATGAAACTTATTATGACAAAATCAAAGGACAGAGAAGTTTAAAGGCATCCAAGGAGATCATTAAATAATGCCAGAGCCAACTAACACAAATTTTGATACTGGTTCAACAACTGTAGATCCAGATACCAATCAGGTATACCAACTTGTTGGAGGAAATGACAACAAGACATGGGTGCTGCAGCCAGCGACAACTCCTCAGAATGCCAAAAAAAGAAGTTCATTCGTGCCATGGATTCAGGCAGCTCCATCAACTCAGGGTGGATTAGACGAGCAAGGTACACCAATACCACTAAAAGCTACTACATTTCCAGTAGTCAATCCAGATTCTTCTCTGAGGTATCCAATGGATGCCATCTATGCAGATTCTGACTACGTTACTTTTTCTTTTTATGAATACCAACCACCGTATAGAAGACAAGGTGGCGATACTGGTGTTTTTGGATTCAAAGCAAATTATAATCAAGCAGACAAGTATACAACTACAGTAGGAAGAACTGTTGTAATGTATATGCCAGAAGATGTTTCATCTGGTTTTAAGGCAAACTGGGGTGGTAAAGCAGTTAGTTCGTTAACTAGAGATACATTAGCTAGTGCTGGTGGAGCTAGTTTACTGGATAAAATTAAAGGTGCAGGAGAAACACTAGCAGGTGTTGGTGACAGACTTCCAATTAATGCGGCAACAAAATCTATAAAAACATTTGTAGGTAGGTTTACAGGTGATACTTTAACCCAAGATGATCTTCTTGGTTCTGTTGGTGGAGTAATCTTCAATCCCAATGTCGAACTGCTATTTGGTGGTCATGATTTAAGGAATTTTACCCTAAGATTTAAACTATTCCCAAGAGATAGTGTAGAAGCAGGAACATGTGACAAAATTGTTAGAGAATTCAGAAGACAAATGCTTCCCACAACAACAGTGACTCAAGTATTTAATTTTGGAGCGACAAATGCAAGAGGAACTTCAGAAGGTTTTATTAAAGTTCCAAACGTATGTAAGGTAACTTTCATGCAAGGTGGAGATATCCATCCATACTTACCACAGTATAAGATATGTGCTATCACTGGTGTGGATGTTAACTACACTCCAGACGGAGCTTATGCTACATATATTGATGGAAGACCAGTTGCAACAGAACTAGTTCTTAACTTCCAAGAAATGAAACTTGTCTTTGGTAATGAACTTCCACAAGAAGGAGCATCACTATAATGTTTTTCAACATCGTACCAAACATCTCGTATGACGAGAAACCAATCGGATATCCGTTCTCAGAATCTGATTATGTAACTGCTAAAAACTTTTTCCGTAGGTATAAAGTTAATGAAGATGCATTCTCCTATGCAGTCATCTTCAAAAAATATAGCATTGTCGATGGAGAAAGACCAGAGACTGTTGCTAAGAAAGCGTATGGTGATCCTTTTTATGACTGGGTTGTCCTTCTAACCAACAATGTAATCAATTCATATTACGATTGGCCAATTTCTAACTATAATATTACCAACGCACTTGAAAGTGAGTATGATGATCCCTACGGCACTATCAAATACTATGAGACGTATGAGGTAGGACAATACTCCGCTGGTATGCGTGTCGATAGAGAATTCTTTGAAGGAACACACAAAGTTAACGTTAACGGAGAGATTCAAACTCTAGCAGGTAATTTGTTGTGTCGTCCAGTAACTGTTGCTGAATGGTTTACTGCAGAGAATGAAAAGAAAAGAGAAATCTATCTACTGAAACCAGTTTACTTCAGACAGTTTGTAGACGACTTCAAGAAACAAAATTTATATAAAAAAGACGCCAACTATATTAGTCAGCGCCTTAAGAAAACTGGTTGATCTTTTTCAGCAAATTTTTTGCGGAAAAATTTTTTCCAGATTTATGTAATCGTTAATCGAAATTTGAAATGATACGCTTACACTGCTTCAAGTTTTTCTTGCAGTAGTTGTGAACGTAACTGTCAACGT